TATAACTACAGTAGATGCTACTGGGTTTAGTGAATTATTGGTTAATAGTAGGGCAACTATCGTCAATGTTATTAATCAAGCCTTAAATGAAAAAGGAAAAGAGGTGCTTGTATAATGTCTGGTCAATTTCCAACAAGTCCACAGGCAAGTAGTGCTGATATAGGTTCAGAGCAAAAAACTATAGTAACAACTACAACTTCTGGTAGGGTTCAAACTAGACAGATTGATGGGCAAAAATTTACTTTAAAATTATCCTACCCTCCTATGAGAAGAACAGATTTTGCACCCATTAAAGCGTTTTTAATGAAGCAAAGGGCAAGATTAAATACTTTTACAATAATACCGCCAGTTGTTTCTAATGCACAGGGTGTCGCTACAGGAACGATAAGTGTTGATGGTGCTATAAGTGCAGGAGCTACAACTTGCACTATAGATGGCATGACAGTAGGCACTAATGATATATTAAAGGCAGGGGATTATTTTAAATTTGCTAGTCATGAAAAAGTTTATATGGCTGTTGAAGATTTAGATTCAGATGGCACAGGCTCTGGAACATTAACCTTTGAACCACCTTTAAGGGAAGATGTAGCTGATGATATTCAATTAACTTATGATAATGTGCCTTTTTTTGTAAGATTGGCAAATGATGTCCAAGAATATTCTATTATAACTAATGACCTTTATAATTATGAGGTTGATTTAATAGAAAGTTTGTAAATGGCTAGAGACCTTACCACAGCAGTCAAAAATGAATTGGCAACCGATAGTCTGCAACCTATTAATCTTATTTATATTAATGTAGGTGCGGGTTTAAGGGTTACTGACCATTATAAAAACGTAACTTATGATAGTAATACATATACTGCATCTTCATTGTTTACTAAGTTGTCGGCAGTAACTGAATCCTCAGAAATACAAGTCAGCAATATCACAGTTACTTTTACAGGTGCTGACCAAACTATAACCTCATTATTTCTAAGTAATCCTTATTTGGAAAAAGAAGCTGAAATATATAAGGGTTTTATAGATGGCAATGAAGCTCTAATATCTGACCCATTTTTGTTATTTAAGGGCAGGATTGAATCATTTAGTATTAATGAAACCCTTAATAATTCTAGGGTTAATGTGTCTATTGCTTCTCATTGGGCGGATTTTAGTAAAGTAGAGGGTAGAAAAACAAATACAGGTTCACAACAACTACACTTTCCAGATGACTTAGGCTTTGAATTTGCAAGCCAAACAGTTCAAGATATAAAGTGGGGTAGGTCATGATGGAAGATGTTGTGGGATTGTTTAAGCAGTTTGAGAAATATGAAAATAAATCTACAAGGCAGATAGAGAATTATTTAAAACCATCAATAGAGCTAAATCAATATGTAACCTTTTATGATGAGCATAGTATAGTTGGCTTTGTGAATTGGGCATATTTACATCATTTAGTCCAAGAAAGATTTAAATTAACTGGTAAAATAAAACGGAATGAATGGAACTCTGGTAATAACTTATGGTTAATTGATATCTTATCAATAGATAATACTTTTGCTATGATGAGATGGGTGTATAATTATTTTAAAAAAGAATTGAAAGTCAATAATTCAATAAACTGGTGCAGAGTTGATGATGGTGTTTATAGGGTTGGACAAAAGTTTAAAAGGGATTTTCACTAATGGGTAGCGTTGTTGATGCTGTTGTCAATGTCGTAAATGACTTTATTGGTTGGCTATTGCCTATTCCAGATGTTCCAGAGTTTGGAGCTTCTGAGCAGGTTCGTGGTGTATTAATCAATAAACAGTCTAATAATGCTCAAATACCAGTTGTTTATGGAAGAAGAAAAGTTGGTATTACTCGTGTTTTTGTTGAGTCATCTGGTTCAGATAACGAGTATTTATATATCGCAGGTGTTGTCTGTGAGGGTGAAATAGAAGAAATTGAAGAAATATACCTAGATGATAAAAGGGTAATATTTGATGGTGCTTTAGATGATGGAGTTGTTAGGGAAGTTAGTTATGGAGATTTAAACTTTTATAAAGGTAGTACTTCATATGTGCAGGTACAAGCCTTTTATGGCACAGATGACCAAATAGCATCTTCAGTCCTAACACCCTCAATAAATTGGACTACAAATCATAGATTAAGGGGTGTTTGTTATTTAGCTTTTAGATTAAAATGGAATCAAGATATATTTAGTTCTATTCCAGATATTAAAGTGGTTTTAAAAGGAAAAAAGGTTTATGACCCTAGAGATGCTACAACTAAATACTCCCAAAATTCTGCTTTAGTTTTATTGGATTATCTAAGAAATACAAGATATGGCAAAGGCTTACCAGATGATGCTTTTGAGCCTAATTTTGCATCATTTCAAACTTCAGCTAATGAAGCAGATACTTTAATAGTTCCTAGAACACAGGTGGTAACACCAGTTGCAGGGATTACAAAACAAGATTTTAATGGTTATTATAATGACCAAACAACTTTCTTTATAAATAGGTCATTTAGTAGTACCGATAAAATTACATCAATAAATGGTATTGGAACTGGTCAATATAGTTCAGATAGATATTTTGGTTATATAAACGCACCAAGTTCTGAAACCTTTGAATTTCAAACAAGCTCAGATGATGCTAGTCATGTTTATATTGGTGATGATGGTCAAACTGTAGATAATTTATTAAAAGAAATAGAAGCTGATAGAACTGCTAAACTTATTGTAAATAATGGTGGTTTGCACGCTAATACTACAAGGTCTGGAAGTAAAGCTCTAACAAGTGGTGGTATATATCCTATAGTGATTTATTATGGTAATGCTCCAGCTGGAGGAAGTTTAACTTTTAGATGGCGTGTAAGTGGTGGTGTTTATTCTACAGATTTATCAACTATTTTTTCAAATGGTGAATATGTAACAGACGAAGTGCCTGCAATTATAAAGTTTGAAACTAATGCTGTATTAGACACAGACCAAAAAGTATTGGAAAACGTTAAAAAACTAACAAATCCAATGAGTGCCTTATTTACTTATAATAATGGTGTTTATAAAGTAAAAATTGAGGGTACTGGTTCAGCTATTAAAACCATAACAGCAGACCACGTTGTTGGAGGTGCTAAAGTTTTAGGTGAGAGAAAAAACAATAAATATAATCGAGTTATAGGAACTTTTGTAAACCCTTTTAAGAATTATCAAAACGATACAGTAACATTCCCCCCTGCTGATGATAGTAACGTAGAAACAAACTTTCAACACGCTACAATGCTTGCTGAAGACAATAACACACTATTAGAGGGTAATTTCCAGTTCCCTAACGTAACCAACACATATAATGCTGAAGCACTATGTGAGATTATATTAAGACGTTCCAGAAACCAATTACAGATACAGCTAACATTAACCTCAGAGTTTTTAGAATTAGAAATAGGTGATATTGTAGCTATTACATATCCAACAGGTGGATTTGATGCTAAACCATTTAGAGTTTTGGGTATGGAAATTAATGAAGATTTGACAGTAAATGTCCAGTTGTTCGAACACCAAGATAATTTTTATACATTTAATGAAAAGAACCCAATACCAACAATACCAGATACGACATTACCAAATCCATTTATAGTTCAAGCACCAGTTATAGAGGTATTAGATGAGCTAAGAGCCTTAAATGAAGAAGCTATTAGTGTTCTATTAGTTGATGTACAAGCTACAGATGAATTTATAGTGGATTTTGAGGTACAAGCTAAGAAAAGCACAGATACTGCTTATATTAACTTAGGTAGAGGTGCGAGTTCTAAGTTTGAGCTTGCTAACGTAGAAGATAATGCTATTTATGATGTTAGAGCAAGGTCAGTTTCATCTATTAGTAGGTCGGTATTTGTATCAGCACAGCATCAAGTTGTAGGTAAAACAGCACCTCCTGCCGATGTAACAAACTTTCAAGTTAATATTGTAAATACAGAAGCTCATTTAAGTTGGACACCAGTACCAGATTTAGATTTATCACATTATATTATTAGACATAGTCCTTTAACTACTGGAGCTATATTTTCTAATGCTATAACATTAATTGATAAGGTATCAAGACCTGCAAATACAGTAACTGTTCCTGCATTAACTGGCACATATTTTATAAGGTCAGTTGATAAAATTGGTTTAAAATCACTTAATGCAACCAGTAATGTGGCTTTAATAGACAATGTTAAAAACCTAAACTTGGTTGCAAGTTCAACTCAAGACCCAACTTTTACAGGCACTAAAACAGATGTTATTGTAGTTGATGATGCCTTAATACTAGAAACAGCCTTGTTTGATAGTGTTTCTGGTGATTTTGACGATGGCTTAGGAAACTTTGATGGTGGTGCAGGTACAGTTTTATCAAGTGGAACATATGACTTTGATACATACATAGATACTGGTGGTGTTTATAGTAGTAGAATAACAGCTACTGTAAATATGGAAAGACAAGACTATGTAAATTTATTTGACGATGCTAGTGGAAATTTTGATGCTAGAGAGGGTTTATTTGATGGAGCTAATGATACCTTTGGAGATGTAAATGTACAGCTACAGATAGCTAAAACAAACGGAGACCCAGTAAGTGGCACATACTCTAATTTTCAGAAGTTTAATGTCGGTGATTATACTGGTAGGGCATTTAAATTTAGGGCAGTTTTAATAAGTGATGATGTTGAAGCATCACCTAAAGTTACTGGTTTATCAGTACAAGTAGATATGCCAGAAAGGGTATATTCAGAAAAAGATATTGCTAGTGGAACTGATACTAATGGCAAAGTGATAACATTTAGTCCTGCATTTAAGGAAATATCTGGAGTAGGTATTTCTGCAAGTAACTTGGCTAGTGGTGATTATTATGCTATAACAAGTAAAAGTGCTACTGGTTTTACTATAGAATTTTTTAACAGTTCAAATACCACAATAGACAGAACATTTGATTATGTGGTAAGAGGGTATGGAGAACTAGCATCATGAGGTTAGAATATGTCACAAAATGATTTTACTATTGCCAATCAAAGTTTCCCTGCCTTTAGAGCAGATTTAAACTCAGCCCTACAAGCACTAGCAAGCAACAATTCTGGAGGTTCAGCACCTAGCACAACTTTTGCTAATATGTGGTGGTACGATAGCTCTAATAACATTATGTATATTAGAAACGAAGACAATGATGCTTGGATAAAGTTTGCAGAATTAGACCAAGCTAATGATAAATTTGTTTTAAGTGGCACATTACAACTAGATGATGGAACAGTATCAGCACCTGCTTTGACATTTAACTCTGATACGAATATGGGTATCTATAGAGGTGGCACAGACATATTAAAATTTGTAACAGCAGGAACAGATGCAGTTACGATAGATGCTTCACAAGGTGTTACACTAGCAGGAAAATTAGATGTTTCTAATGGCACAATTAAGCTAGATGGTAATTATCCAACTGGTACAGATAATGTAGCTTTGGGTAATTCGGCACTTACATCTATAACAACAGGTATTGCTAATACCTTTATTGGAAATGCGTCTGGAGATGCCTTAACAGAAGGGCAATATAATGTTGGTATAGGAATGAACGCTCTTGGAGTTGATACTCAAGGTAGTAGAAATGTTGCTGTTGGCTATGGAACTTTAGATGCACAAAACTTTACTTCAGCCACAGATTCATACAATACAGCAGTTGGTCATTTGGCAGGAACATCAGTAACAACAGGTATTTCTAATACCCTTATTGGTGGCTTGGCAGGTGATGCTTTAACAACTGGAAGTTACAATGTTAGCTTAGGTACTGCATTAGGTTTAGACACACAGGGTAGTAGAGCAGTTGCTATAGGCTTCGGAGCTTTAGGAACTCAAAACTTTACTTCTGCTACAGATAATTATAATGTAGGGGTTGGTTATTATGCTTTAGTTAACAACTCTACTGGTGTAAGAAATTCTGCTGTTGGAGCTTCTGTTATGGAAGCAAATACTACAGGAAATTATAATGTAGGATTAGGTTCTATAGATGCTAGTGGGTTATCTACATTAAGATATAACACAACTGGTTCTAGCTTAGTAGCTATTGGTGCAGGAGCTTTGGCAAAAAACACCACAGCATCTAACAATACAGCAGTTGGTTATCAGGCATTAAATGCAAATACAACTGGAACTGCAAACGTATCTATGGGTACAAATTCACTTGATGCAAACACTACAGGTAATTATAATAATGCTTTTGGTCAACATGCTTTAGGTGCAAACACTACAGGAAATGGTAGCACAGCAGTTGGACATGCTGCATTAACAGTAAATACAGGTAGTTACAACACAGCAGTTGGTTTTACTGCTTTAGCAGCAAATACAACAGGTTTACAAAATGTAGCTTTAGGTACTGAAGCACTAGTTTCTAGTACCACATCAGATAACAACACAGCAGTTGGTTATCGTGCAGGATTTAGTAATACTACAGGAACTCGTATAACAGCTATTGGTCGTTCTGTTTTAAATGGGAATACGACTGGTGTTGATAACACAGGTGTAGGTGGCATTGATGCTGCCGCTGCAGCTACTTTAGGAAATAACACAACTGGAGCAAACAACGTAGCTGTTGGTGGTGGTGCTTTACATTCAAACAATACTGGAAGTAACAACACAGCAATCGGTTATCGTGCATTAAAGGCAAATATTGCTGGTCAGTATAATACTGCTATTGGTCGTTCAGCTTTAGGAGCAGTCAATGCTAGTACTAACACAGCTGTTGGATATTTTTCAGGTGGAGGTCTTACCTCTGGTGCTAATAATGTTTTTGTAGGTAAAGATTCAGGTTATTTAATTACCAGTGGTAGCAAAAACACTGTCTTAGGTAGTTTCTCTGGCAATCAAGGTGGCTTAGACATAAGAACATCAAGCAATTACATTGTGTTATCAGATGGTGATGGTAATCCTGCTATGCACTTTTCAGCCTTTAATACGGCAAATGATGCAACTCCAGCTAAAATAAGTTGGGGTAATTATCAGAGTGATGGTTCTGGTAGAGGCGGTCAGTTTTACTTAGATAGCGCACAGTCGATCTGGTATAATTCAACTACTGGAACTAGCTTACGTTATCATGTTCAATTTAGAAATCCTAATGGATTAGTTGGGCATATTACAACGACAGGTTCATCAACTGCATATTCTACATCCTCAGACCACCGACTAAAAGAAAACGTAACAACAGATTGGGATGCAACAACAAGACTAAAGCAACTTAATCCAGTTCGTTTTAACTTCATAGCAGATGCTGATACTACAGTAGATGGTTTCTTGGCACATGAAGTGCAATCAGTTGTACCTGAAGCTATTAGTGGCACACACAATGAAGTAGATGCTGATGGCAACCCTGTCTATCAAGGTATAGACCAAAGTAAACTTGTACCTTTACTTGTAAAGACAATACAAGAATTAGAAGCTAGAATAGTAGCTTTAGAAAATGCCTAATAACTTAAAAGGAGAATAAAATGGATGAAAAAACAGCGGAAGAAATAGCACAAGACTACACAGCTATGGGTCACTCAGTAGACCTTATCAATGCTATTATCGGTGGAACAGCAATGGCAGATGATACAGCTGAAGACAAACAAGACTGTGTTGATAGGAACGTAGCACACTTAGAGATTATGGTGGCTAAGGACTATTGGACAGATGAAGATATGACAGCAGTTAATTCTGCAATCACAGCAGGTCAAGGATACACAGCATGAGTGATATGATAACTATTGATGGAAAAGAATATAAGCCAGAAGATTTAGATGAAACACAAAAATATTATCTTATGCAGATAAATATTACACAGCAAGAAGCCGATAATATAAAAGTAAAGTTAGACCAGATGACAGCTTCAAATATGTTTTTCAAAGACCAATTAGCAAAATCATTAATGAAAGAGGAAGAAGAAAAATAGGTGTGAATGTTTAAATGTTTTGTGATTATTTGTAGTTTAATTGACCCTAATAATTGTTTACAATTAGAAGATATTACAGACATTCACAAAACAGAAGAAAGTTGTATAGAAAGAGCAATAGAAATATCAACTAAAGTGCCTTATTATTATCCTAATTATAGGGCAAAAAAATATAAATGTAAAAAACTTGCGAAAGGGCAGTTAATATGAATAAAACACCTATCGACATGACTGCCGCAACAACAGCAGGTGCATCTTTATTCGGAATGTTACCAGAGATGGCAGCATTAATCGGCTCATTATTATCTATTATATGGTTTTCCATTCGAATTTATGAAACTGAAACTGTACAAAAACTTCTAGGAAAATAATGGAGACTTATCATAGACCCTGTGACAATATCGCTTGCTGTTGGTGTAGCTTCTAAAGCATTTGATGCTATTAAGAAAGGATTTGCTATTGGTCGTGATTTGGAACAAATGTCTGGCGATTTATCACGTTGGATGGGTGCAGTTTCAGATGTAGATAATGCCGAAAAGCAAGCTAAAAACCCACCATTATTTAAAAAATTATTTGACAAACAATCTATAGAACAAGCTGCAATTCAAGCCTATACAGCTAAGAAAAAGCTAGAGGAACAAAGATATGAGCTAAAGATGTTCCTTAACATGACTTATGGACACCAAGCCTATAATGAATTATTGGCAATGGAGGGTCAGATAAGAAAAGAACGTCAAGAATTAGTTTATAAACAACAAAAGATGAGACAACAAATATTTGAAATAGTTGGTTGGTTTTTTATTGCTGCATTAGTTATTGGATTTTTTGGTTTAGTGGCAAATATTTGGATAAAAAATGCAAGAGCAGATAGTTATACATATAAACCTAAAGAATACACAACCAAACAAAAGATAAATCAAGGCATAACACCTAATCCTAAATATACAACTTGTAGATTAAAAAAAAGAATTAAATCTCAAACTACAGGAAAGCAAGCCTGTATTTATCAAGGTGGAAATAGAACTTATGAAATGATGATTGAAAGTTGGTGTCCAAAACAATATAAATGTATTTATAATCCCAACCAAGATGAGCCAAATATTGATAAGGTTATGGAAAGTTTAAGAAGTGTTGCCAAATAAATCACCTTGTATTGGAGTTTGTAAGTTAGATGAAAATAAAATATGTATAGGATGCAAGCGAACCATAAAAGAGATAATGGAAGCATTTAATGCTAGTCGCTGAAACCACAAAAGGTTTAATCGGTGAATATATATGTGCAACTTCATTACTTGAGCTTGGTTGGAAAGTATCAATGGCACAACAAGATAGTGTGGATTTGATAGCTTGGAAAGACGATAATTATTTAAGAGTGCAAGTTAAATCAGCATCATTGAGATTAGAAAAAAGCAGAGCCACAGCTATTTATCATTTCAATAATGGTAGTGGTAGGAAAAAACATATAAAAGGTGTAGAAAGTTATGATATATTGGCACACGTTGGAATTAATCATAGAAGAGTTGTCTTTAATGCAACAGAACAAATACAAGTATTATCACAAAGATACAGAAAAGATTTTTTCGAAAAAAATGATATCGAATATTTTACATTTCAAAAAGCATTGCAAATAGTTAATGAGAGGAAACTACAATGAGATGGGAAAATTATCCTAATTTTACTGAAAAAGAGTTAGCTTGCACCTTTACTGGGAAATGTTTTATGAATGAGCATTTTATGGGTAAATTGCAAGAATTAAGAACTGCTTATGGCAAACCATTAATTATTACTAGTGGATTTAGAGACCCAAAACACCCTGTAGAAGCATCAAAGAGCAGACCCGGTGTTCATACTAGAGGAATGGCAGTTGATATTGCTTGTGATGGACAAGAAGCATATAAATTGATTAGATTAGCGATTAATCTAGGTTTTAAGGGCATAGGGATTAAGCAAAAGGCATCTGGTAGGTTTATTCACCTAGATACTTATGACGAATCCCCTAGACCAAATATATGGAGTTATTAAAATGATACAAGCATTATTACCATTATTACAACCTGCAATGGGAAAAGTTTTAGATTTAATACCAGACCCAAAGGCTAAAGAGAAAGCTAAAATGGAAATGGAAAAAGAAATCCAAAAAGCAGAGGGTTCTTTTAGGGATTTTGTGGTTGCTTATGAGGGTCGAGGAGATCAAGTCCATTGGACAATCCAAATATTAAGAGGTTCAGTAAGACCTGTATTAACTTATTTATTGGCAGGTGCTTTTATTTATGGCTTTTTAACTCGGAATGTTGAACAAGATACTATGGAAATGTTATGGCAATTAAACTTACTTTCTATGGGATTTTGGTATGGTGAAAGAGCAGCTAAGAATTTAGGTGTTAATTTTAGTAAGAAAAAGGAAGATAAATGAACGAGTGGGAAAACCTAAAAAAAGAATGGGATAAAGAAGATGAAGCTGAAAAAGGTTTTGGTGAAGAATGGATTGAAACTATAACTCATTGCTTGCCTAGATGCCCTAGATGTCAAGGTGCATTACAAACAGTTAACGTAAATGGGCATGAACAATGTGTATTGTGTCATTCAGTTATTGATGATTGTTGTCAAGGTTCACCATTATAGGTCTTTTCTTTTATACCTATAACCATCTTTAGCAGAGCCAATTTTATGCTTATAATTGCTAGGATTAGTTGACATGATTGAGCTTAACATAGAGTTTCCTGTACTGTTTACAGGTGTGAACCATTTATGATGAACATTCTTTTCTTTCTCATATTCAGCTACTGCTTTTGGACAATCTTCAAACATTAAATCTTCATCTAAATCATCTTTTTTAGCATTTGCTTTCTGAAGTTTTTTGGGAATTTGTTTTAATTCAGCATCGCTATAGTTAGCATTTCTTCTGCAAATATTGCACATTCTAGGCTGTATTCTAGGAACTTTTATTGGCTCTAATTCTACATCACATTTATAACACCGACTAAATCGCTGATGTTGTTCTTCAATCTGTTGCCTTGTTCTCTTTATCCCTTTGTAAACTTTTTCCCTCATTAAATGCTTCCAATCTTTCATTAAAACAAGTTAAGTGCAAAAGATCACCACGACCATCTGCAACAAATATATCTTCATCTAAGTCAATACCAATTTCACAAAAAACACAATTTTTAATTCGCTTAATTCTTGTGCCAAAGATATCCCTCTGATTGCTTATCTGTGGTTTTGGTCTTGGTCTTCTTTTCCTCAACACATTCACTCATAACTGCTGCATAACCTGCAATGTCTAAAATACTATCTTGATGGTCTGGTGTTTCTATTAATCTAGCAACTTTTAATCCAACCATCATCAGAGCCACTTGTTCTTCTGTTACATCTGAACCTAGTATTATTGACCATATTTTGGCTATACGATTGTGGTTTTCTAATACCTTGCCATAATGTTGCCCTCGACTATTAAGGGCAACTTTACAGGCATCTAATAACTCATTCTTATTCATTAAAAAGGTATCTCATCATTTAATTCAGTTGAATTAATTAAGGTTTTATCTTCAGCATTTCTTGATGATGCACCAAAGGCTAAACTCTGAACATTTAAAGATAATGCAGTTTTAGAAACACCATCTTTTTCATATTCCCTTGTGGATAACTCACCAGAGATAAAAACTTGTTGACCTTTTTTTAGGCTATCATTTAAAGACTCACCTCTCCTGCCCCAAATAGAGCAGTCCAGCCATATGGTCTTTTGTTTTTCACCAAATCCCACATTTGAGCCTATTGAGAAATTGCAGACTTTATTGTCACCTAAGTCTTTAAGCTCAGCATCTCTCGCTAATCTTCCATCAAATACACAATTATTCATTATTAATCTCCTTTTTTCTATTTACAAATAATTCTAATTCTTCATCAGTTGTTATTCTATTTTTTGCTGAATAGTTTTTAACCCAATAAGCATTAACTTCTTTAACTGTTTTGCATTTGGATAATTCTTCTTTTAAGTCAATTTTAGGTGGGTCACCAACATTGGAGGAGGTTTTGTCGGTGACCCCAGAGGTCGCAGATTTATGAGAAACAAGGGGAGAACCTCCACGACCTCTAAGCGAACTGTTGGCGTCATCATCTGCTGATCTAAGCCCTAGCATTGTGAGCAATGCATATCTCCGCAAATAACTCAAACATGAACCATATGACTGGTAAGTTTCTTTTTCTGTTTTTAATCCCATCATACTTTCAAAGAACTCACCACTTTCTAAATGCATAACTCTGGTGATTAAATGGTCATCTGATACATATTGAATAAAGTCTAAACCATATTCTTGAATGTTATCTAAAGCATTTAATACATCATTTAAAGTATTATATTCTGATTTAAACATTGGATTTTTACCAGACTTATCAACTTTTGCTTCTGATCTAAAACGACCAATAGCTCTGATTAAAAACTTTTGTCTATTTTCTTGATGTTGTAAAACACCATCTTCATCTACTAGAACTCCCATAATTTCCTCGCTTTCTGTAAATATTCTTCGTCTAGTTTCCATTGGTAGGCGTGATCCCAATCTGGATCAACTATTGAAGCTAGGACTTTTGGGTCATCACTAAACTTCAATAGATTTTGTCTAACTAATGCTTTTTGTCTCATTTCCTCTAAGCATTTAGATAGATTATCTGCCTTTAATTCATCACAATTAAAAGGCGTAAATAATACAGCTTCAACTTCATTTATATAACAAATAGATGGCGTTATATTTAATGCTTTTTGATAGATAGCTGATTGCATAACGTGGTTCTTTTCTGGTGCTTTAGGAAGTGAACCTTTTGACCAACCTTGAGAACCATCTTTAAGAAGTCGTGTTTTTCTAGGTGCTTTTGTTTTCATTTCACAAAAAATAGTATCTGGCACAACCAAATCCACATAACCAATAACATCAACATTAACACCATCAAATCTTGTAGTTATCTTTTCTTCTGGGATAGCTGCAAAGAAACCATTTTCCAATAATATATCAACACCATTTTGAACCATTTGTGGGATAATGCCTCTATATTTAATACGCTTTGCTGCATCTTCATTAGCATCGTGCATATCAAACTCAATTTGAGCTTCTCTGGTCGCAT